TGGAAGCTTCCTAGAAAGTGGTTATGTTTATGCTCCATACGTACCACTACAAACAACACCAACCATCTTCGATCCTAACACCTTCGTTCCACGTAAGGCCGTTATGACTCGTTATGGTAAGGCAATGGTTCGTCCAGATATGTACGGCCTCGTAATTGTGCAGGACTTACTAGGATAATCATAGCAGTCTAATAATAAGACCCCCGGTAGAAATACCGGGGGTTCTTTATTTATATGCTTTATCTTGCGAATAAAACTATTTATTTTATTCGAGGATAAAATATATGGCATTGCCAACGCTAACACCTGTTTCTAAAACAAATGCAAGTATTTTACCAAGCAAAGGTGATATAAATAATGTAACAACATCTTCTTTGCCACTAGGTATATATGTATCAGAAGATCATTGGACAACCGAGCAGATAAGCATGTTTAAACATGGCGCTGCTGATCAGGTTTCTTATGTATATCGTAGACTTGGTGGAGATGTTTTAGATATAGAAATTGTTGAAAATCAAGTATATGCAGCATATGAAGAAGCAACCCTTGAATATTCATATATTGTTAATTTATATCAATCAAAGAATGTAATTTCAAGAGCGCTTGGCACACAAGGTGGTAACTTTGATAGCCAAGGTCAGTTAACTGGTTCAAGTCTTGACCATCCAGAACTAAAATACCCAGAATATAACCTTGGATATGCAATAAGAGTAGGTCAAGCATACTCTGGAATGGCAGATATGAATGGCACAGAGAATGTTTATTCTGCATCTGTACTAGTTAGAGAAGGCGTCCAAGATTATGATATTCAAGCAGCAATAAGTGCATCTGCTGCTGCTGGTGGAGTTCCATATGCTGGCCTAGTTGGCAATAAAAGAATCAATATTAAGAAAGTTTATTATAAATCTCCAGCTGCATCATGGAATTTTTATGGATATTTCGGTGGCTTGAACGTAGTAGGAAATCTTAGCACATATGGTCAATACGCAGATGATAGCACATTTGAAATCATACCAGCATGGCAAAATAAACTACAAGCAATGGCCTATGAAGATGCAATTAAGACAAGAATTAGCGACTGGTCATACCAATTACGCAATAATAAATTAAGATTATTTCCAACTCCAACAAGTATGACGCCAATGTCAATATGGTTCCTTTTTACCATACCAGATAGCCCGCTAGAAGAGGGTACTGGTGCTGGCTCACAAAATGGAACAGGTGGAGTTAATAATATAAACACGTTACCTTTTGAAAATATACCATATGATAAGATTAATTCAATTGGTAAACAATGGATTAGACGTTTTTGCTTGTCGGTATGCAAGGAAATGCTAGGGCATATCCGTAGTAAATTTGCAACGATACCAATTCCAGGCGAAGCAGTAACTTTAAACGGCCCAGCACTTATATCTGAAGCAAAAGCTGAACAAAAAGAGTTACGAGATGAGCTATCCAAGATTCTTGAAGATACAGGATATGATAAGTTAGCAGAAAAGGATGCTGCAATTGCAGAAAATGCTTCAAAAGTACTTAATTTTGCTCCTAACCTAATCTATGTTGGATAAAGTAAATGGCTAAAAAGAAAAATAAATGGGAACAACCGGAATCTCCTCCGCCGCCGCTATTTACTAATCAAAAAGAAAAAGATTTAGTAAAGCAAATAAATGACGAACTAATCGAAAGAGTTATAGGACAGCAAATAATTTATTATCCTATAAGTCTAGAGCATACAAGCTTTCATCCGCTATACGGCGAAGCTATAGAGAAGACATTTCTTCCACCGGTGCATATAAATGCACTTGTGGAATGGAAAGATTACCAAACAAAGACAAACAATTTTGGTGTAGACCGCCGTCCTTCAATTACTGTACATTTTCATAAGCGTAGATTAACAGAAGATCAAGAATTATATGTAAGGGAAGGAGATTTTGTTTTTTATGATAATTCTTTTTTTGAGATTGTTACACTAAATGAACCAAAAAGATTGTTTGGAGATGCAAATTATAAAATGGAAATAGCAGCAAAATGCATAAAGGCTCGCAATAATATATTTAATGCGAAATAAAGTATTTTGAAGTTTTAACAATCTACTTATTATAAGTTTTTATAATTTTGTTTTCAGGAGAATATTTAATGGGTATAGAAAAATTTAGATTTGTATCACCTGGTGTACAAGTAAACGAGATAGACGACTCTATTTTACCAGCACCAGGACAACCTATTGGACCAGTAGTTATCGGTAACACTGCAAAAGGACCAGCAATGCAACCTGTTGTTGTTTCAAGCAGAACCGAACTAGAAAGAATCTTTGGCGCACCTTCGAATGGTATTGTTGGCGCTGTTGACGTATGGAGAACTGGTCTACCAACCTCTCCAACATTTGCAACATATGCAGCCTCTGCGTTTTTAACAAATGCTTTCCCAATTACAGTTGTTAGATTAGCTGGCGTACCAATGAATCTAGCTGTTGATGATGTTGATTCAAAACCAGGCTGGAAATCTGACCATGTTACTCATATTGTTTTAGCCAGTGGATCTTTTGGAACTTTAACTGGATCATTAGCTGCAAATATTTATCATGATTCTGCTACAACAGTTTACCTAGAAGAAACTGGTGGTGCATTTACATCAAGCACCACAAAAGCATCAGCATCCCTATCTGCGGATGGTGAGTTTACAATTAGAATTGGCGCAACAGATAAATATACTTTATCATTTAATACAACAAAATCAAGCTTTATAAGACAAGTATTGAATACAAATCCTGCAAAATATGAAACAGAAGGATTTTTCCTAGGTGAATCTTTTGAAAAGAGCGCCCCTTCAACAACCTCTTATAATAAAGTATTTATGTTTTCAACTACAAACTTTGGTGATTTTACCAATACAGATGGTGCAACAAGCGCATATTCTCCTTGGGTAGTTGCTGACTACGCTCAAAATACACCAAATGCAGTTAGAAAATTGTTTAGATTTGTTGGTTTAAATAACGGTGCATATCTTGCAAAAGATATTAAAATCTCTATCGAAAACGTTAAACCAACTAAAAATAAGAAAATTACAGAATATGGTACATTTGATGTTGTAGTTAGAAAATTATTTGAAACAGCAACAACAACAGTTCTTGAGAGATTTGCAAACCTATCTCTTGATCAAAACTCTTCAAATTACATCGTAAAAAGAATCGGTGATTCAACAAGAAGATGGAATCCAGAATCTTCAAGATACGAAGAAGATGGTTCATATCCAAATATTTCTGCGTATGTAAGAGTTGAAATTGCACCAGACGACAAAAACTCTGCAGATTTACCACTTGGATTTTTAATTCCTGGGACACCAAACAATGCAGCATTTGAAAACCAACCAGGTATTAGTATTTCACATCCAACAATTACTTTACTTGATAAATGCAAAAGATCAGTAGGAAAATCAACAAGATTTGGTCTAGTTTCAAAAGTTATCGAAAATCAAGATTTAGTAGACATCTTAGCCCAAAGACCATTTAACTTTACAGAAGACAGCATTTACTTAGATGAACCAGTTATGTTCCATACAAGACATCTAAGCGCAAGCAGCGATGCATATTATCTATATAGCTCAAGCTATTATGATACAACTGGTATCTTTACATCTCAAAATGTTCTTGGATTTGATTTCCCACTATACGGTGGTTTTGATGGAAAAGATATTCTAACAAAAGAACCATTCATCAATAATAAAAACTTAAGCACAAAAACAGAATTTATTGATGCCGAGTATCGCGCAATCAAGCAAGCAATTGATATTGTTGCACAGCCTGAATTAATTGACATGAATATGTTAGTTATTCCTGGTCTACAAAATGAAGATCTAACTGACTATATGTTAGAAAAGTGTAAAGAAAGAGGCGATTCACTAGCAATAATTGATTTAGAGTGGGATTATCTCTATGATTACGAAACATCAGACGGCAAAGAAAAACGACCAACATCTGTAACTGAAGTTGTTGAAAGAGTTAAAAGTCGTGAATTTGATAATAGCTACGGCGCAGCATACTTCCCAGCAGTATTTGCACCATCAGAAGGTATTTACATGCCAGCATCTATTGCGGCTCTAGGAGCAATTGGTGGAACAGAAGGACGTTCTGCTCTATGGTTTGCCCCAGCTGGATTTAATAGAGGAGGCTTAACTTCATTTAACTCTGGAATCTCTGTTTCAAGAACTGCTCTTGGATTAATTGCAACAGATAGAGATAAGCTATATGAAGTAAACATCAATCCAATTGCAACCTTCCCAAATGAAGGCGTTGTGATCTTTGGTCAAAAAACATTACAAGGATTCCAATCTGCACTTGATCGCGTAAATGTTCGTAGACTTGTAAACTATATGAAGAAAGAAATTTCTAGATTTGCAACTAAAGTTCTATTTGAGCCAAACATCCAATCAACTTGGGATAGCTTTAAGTCACAAGTAGATCCATTCCTACTATCGGTTAAAAGTGGTTATGGAATCGATGATGCACAAGTTGTTCTAGATGGTTCTACAACTACTGCTGATTTAATTGATCGTAATATGATGTATGCTAAAATTTATATTAGACCAACAAGATCAATAGAATATATTGCTATTGATTTTATAGTTACAAATTCTGGCGCATCATTTACTGAATCATAATTATAAAACTTAGGAGAATAAAAAAATGGCATTTTGGAATACTACAGATATAGAACCAAAAAGACAATTTAGATTTAAAGTAATGTTTACTAACGCTGGTGGACAAGATGGTACATTCCTGGCGCAATCTGCTGATAGACCATCATATACAATAACTGACTCAACAAAGGTTGATTTTCTTGATAAATCTTTCCATTTTCCTGGAAAGATTAGCTGGAATCAAATAAAAATTAAATTTGTTGATGCTGCTGGTGTAACAAATGTTAGCCAATCTTCTTATAGTTGGCTATCACGAGCTGGCTGGCTTAATCCAGATAACTTTAATCCTCAAACTGCTACTAATTTTAAGACACTAAACAAAGCAAACGCAGTATCAAGTACTGGTACTGTCGAAGTTCATGTTTTAGCAGCAGGCGGCGACACAACTGATAAGTGGACTTTAAAAAATGCATGGATTACAAACGTTGCACTAAATAACTTAGATTACTCAGCAGAAGGTATTTTAACTGCTGAATATACTTTAAGATATGATTGGGCTATACTTGGTGCTTAAATTTAAGTAATAAATATAAAAAATATTTCGCCACCTATTTAGTGTATAAAACACTAGAGGTGGCGAAATGTCTTTTTGGGATCTTACAGATGTTCCTAAGCAACAACATAAATTTTTTATTTCATTTGGAAAAGTAGAAGATCCAAATAAATATGCCGCATCAGATACAAGTATAGCACCAGAATATATAAAATCTGTTGAACTCCCAAGTTATGATATAGGTAATATACAATTAAAATATTTATATTCACACACTTATAACTTTCCAAAAAGACTTACATGGAAGCCCATAACAATAACAATTATTGATTTTAAAGTTGATTCGCTATCAATAAGAAACGAACTAGATAGACTAAAAGAAATAGCACAGAAACATGGTACAATAGGATTAGCTAGAGAAGCCCTTTCTTTTGAAACAGATAAAAAATCAGTGCCGCTTTTTTCTGAAAAATATTTCAAAGATGGATCTCCAACTAAAGACGCTCAAACAAAAACTTTCTCAAAATCAACGCAAATTATATTATATAAATTTTTACAAAATTCTGGATATTTTAGTCCGCTAGAAGATTTAGAGACACAAGATGCTGGTTATCTTTTAAGATTAAGATCTTATAATTTTAAAGATAATATGGTGTATAATTTTAGCAAACAGGATGATAGTTTTGATATATTAACTGGCAAGAACGATACGCCACCATATTTCTCAATACATCAAATATCACACACAGGATTTGTTAATGAAACATGGAGAATATACAATCCGTTAATTATTTCTGTTAAAGCTGATAAGTTAGATTATTCAAGCACTGATCTTTTAACATATACGCTGACTATTGCATATGATTGGGCAAGATTAGTTCCCGGTCAAGATGAAACAGAAGCAACAATTACAAAAGCAAGAGAAACAGCTAAAGCATCAGATACAACAAATGCAAAAAATAAAACAGCATGTGAAGAGAAAATAAAAAACACACCAGGTTTTGCGTGGAACTCAGTAACAAATAAATGCGACAAGCTAGAAAGTTGGAAATGCCCGCCAACTAATTCAGCCCTAAAAGAACACACATTTACAGATAGGGCAACTAATGGATGCAAGCCTCAAGAAAAATGTAAAGACTACCAAAAAGAAGACGGTGGAGGCGGCTGCGAGGATCCTAAATGTAAAAAGTTTATTAATACCGCTGGGGTGTGTGTTGATAGTTGTAGTCTTATTGATGAAAAAATTGTTAATAATAGATGCGTTAAAAAAACAAAAGCAGAAATTGCATGCACTCTTGCTGATGGCGTAAAGGATATACCACTGACGAATGGCAGATGTATTATAAAACTAACAAAATCTTGTGGAAGTGGAGATGGTTGGGAAAAATATGATGAAATAACTGATAATGGAACAGTTATAACTGAAAAATGTAAGTGCCCTCAGCCCGCTGTGCAATTTGGTGATGGGTGCAATAAACCTCTGCCACCAAATGCTATATGCGGAGAGGAAGGCGCTGGTACTGTTAATGCGGATGGCAAGACGTGCACTTGTAATACAGGTTATTATAATAATCCAGCGCAACCAAAACGTTGTTTAAAAAAGAAAGTATGTAATAGTGACGAAGAATACCCACTTACTGGAGAAAACACATATGATTTTAGTAAATGTAAATGTAAAGATTCAAATAAAAGAAACATAGGTGGAGTATGTAAGGAGTTTGAAAAGCAAAAATGTGACATACAATTTTCTATACCAGATGCAAATGGCTTATGCGCGTGCCAAGTTGGCTATAAAGAAGTAAAAGATGGCGCACGCCTTGTTAGATGCGAGCCTGTTGAAGGCAAAGATGGTTGCCCGCCTGCTCAATATAGAGTGTCACCCGGGCAACCATGCCAATGTATAGACACTAGCCTAGAAGCAATTGGCCCTAACTGTTATCCTAAATGCCGCGGAGCGGCTAAACGAGTTGAAGGCAGTAACGATTGTGTTTGTTTACCTGGCGACGGTGAGCTTACGAAGCAAGATGATGGAAGTTATACTTGTGTAAAAGTAGAAGAACCAAGACCACCAAAGGCGGCAAAAGAAGGCAGTGGTGAAGGCTCTGGTCGTGATTCTGGTTCTGACTCTGGTGATGGGGGAGATAAGGGTTCTGGCGATGGCAGTGGCTCTGGTGATGGTGGCTCTGGCGCTGGTGGTGATATTGACGGCGATGGAAAACCAGGACCAGGAGGTTGCCCAGACCCTAAATGCAGAAGATCTCTTGGTTTAAAGAGAGATGGGTGTAATTGTAAATGTGTAAAATCAGGATATGAACAAAATGCAACAACTAAAATGTGCGAACCAAGATGTCCAGGTGGACAACACTGGGATGCAAAAGAAAATCGTTGTGTTTGCGATCAAGCTGGCCTTGAACCAGAAGGTGTAAATAATGCTTGTGTTGAAAAATGCAAAGAGCCAACTAGCGCTAGAGATAAAGTAACAAAAGCATGCCGTTGTCCAGTAACAGGACAGGTTCCAGAAGGAAAAGATAGAGCATGTGTTGCCCCATGCGATTCTACTTTAGGATTGAAGAGAAAAACAGATGGTAGCGGTGAATGTGAATGCATAACTACTGGATATGTACGAGAAGGAAAAGGTGGAGCATGTGTTGCCCCATGCGATTTGTTGGGTAAAAGTGAAACAAGAATAAGTGGCGTATGTGTATCAAAATGCTCATCTGAAAAGCATAATGAGCCAGATAGCAAAGGTGGATGCAAGTGTTCAACCGGATATAAAGATGATGGAGGAGGAAAATGCAAGTTTATCTGCCCAGAAGGTTTAGGACTTATTACAAATAGTGCTAATAGTGGATGTGTGTGCAGCAAAACAGGATATGCTCAACCACATACTTTATCTGGTGGTTCTTATAGAGATGCCGGGGAATGTCAAAAAGTATGCGATAAAGGATTAGGATTAATAAATCGTGATAAAGATAGTTGTAAGTGCGAGAAGGAGCCAGAGTATGATCAACTTGGTGGCGCAACTTCAAGGTGTGAAGAGAGATGCCCAAAATCAAACGGATTGCAAGTACCAGTAGACAACCCAGCAGGTGTATGCGTTTGTATAGATCCAAAAAAAATAAAAAACAAAGATAATCGTTGCGTAGATAGATGCCCAGAAAGTTTAGGTTTAGATCCCGACTCTGGCTTAGATGGCGGTCCATGTAAGTGCGCAACAGAAAACTATATACAACCAAAACCGGGAGCAAGGTGCATACCAGATTGTGAAGGCGGAGCATTTGGAAGGAATAAAACATATAATCCAAAATCTGGCCATTGTGTATGTAAAAAAAATGATCTAGATCAAGATAGAGATGGTAACTGTAGAAAAAATTGCTTATCATCAAATTTTGTTAAAAATATTGATGATTTTACTTGTCAATGCGATATGAATTTAATTCGTAATTCACCAGGTTATGATAGCGAGGCAACTTACAAATTATCACCAGATGGACTTAGATGTAAAAAAGCGTGCGACAACTTAACTCAAAGAGAAGATGAGGGTGGAAATTGCAAGCCAAGATGTGACATTTCTAAAAATTTAGAAGCAAATTATGATGGTGGATGTAGATGTATTGAGCGTGACAATCAATTATATGAGCCAATTGAAGGCCCTCCAAATAATCCTAGGAAATGTAAAGCAAAATGTACAGGTTCAAATGAAAAATATTCAAAACGTAAAGGACGCTGTGTTTGTCTTAAAAACACAGAAGGCTTCACAAGATCTGGAAACAATTGCGTAAAGAGATGCCCAAAAGGCATGAGCGCGTCAGGGCCTGACCAACCTTGTTTTTGTAATAGTGGATATTGGTTCGATAATAAATGTAAACAAGAATCAGAGTTAAGCTTGACAGAACGAGCAATAGTGGCTGCAGTTCGCGCTGGCACTGTTGGGTACAAAAGATATGGAGGATTAAATCTTCCAAATCCACCAGCAGCAGAGACTGATTAAAATAGGAATAAAAAATGTCATTTTATACACTTAACATACCAAAACAAAAACATAGATTTACTATTGAGTTCAATACAGATGATACAACTAAAAAATATGTTGGCGCTGAATATATAAAATCAATAGAGAGGCCAAACTATGAAATACCGCACGCTCAAGTAAAATATTTGTATTCACATACCTATAATTTTCCAAAGCGACTTGTATGGAAACCTATAACTATGGTTTTTGTAGATTCACTTTCTGTTAGCTATAATATGTCGTCTAAATGGAAGACAGATTTAGATGCGGCAGCTGCACATTCTACTGAAAAATTAAATGCGCATCTTGCGGCAACTCCCGAGTATGGTACAAAATATAAAGTAACAGAGTTTGTAGAAAATGAAAATAAATATAATGATAATGGCATAATAACTAAAGGAAAAGATTATACATTTTCACCACAACTATTGCTTTATAAATTTTTACAAAGTATAGGATATTTTGCACCATTAAAAAATATAATTGATGGTAATAATGGTACAACAGATTTAACATATGACAACAAAGATTTAGAATTAAGATTTAAAAATTTTCATTTTAAAGATAATATGACAACATCTTTTGCAAAATTAAAATACAAATATAGTCTTTTAACCGAAACTGCAACTGTAAAACAAAATTATTTCACAATACATGAATTAGATGGCGATGGTAACGCTGTTGAATCTTGGAAGATATACAATCCATTAATTACAACAGTAAAAGCAGATACTTTATCATATTCAAATACAGATGTTGTTACATATACTGTTACTTTAAATTATGATTTTGCAGAGCTTACTGCAAAAGATGTTGTTCAAGAAAATTTATCTGACATTCGCCAGATTGCAGCGCAGACAGATAAAACAATTGCAGAAGAAGCAAAAACATGCACAGGTAGCTTGGTGAATCCAGGAGAAGCAAAAAAATGCACACAATTTAACAAATTTGAACGAACATGCGTAACTAGAGATCCATGCGCTTGTCCTGAAGGGCGGTTTTTAACTGATGATAAAACAGATTGTAAAAAACAAGAAGAATGCGTATCAACTAAAATACCTAATGGCAAAGGTGGATGCATGGATGCACAACCTTGCCCAGAGGGTAAAGCTAGGTTTGCTGGCAAAGTTGAGTGTGAATCATGTCCACCAGACAAATATAAAATTGTA